AGCGCATGGCGATGGAACCTGTACCCCACATGAGTGGAGGACAAGGTGAAAGGCCATTTGCTACTCCTGCAGTGCTTGCTGGATGATTTCGGCAAGCGATGTGACACCAGCACCAGCAAGGATTTTAAAAAGATCCTTGCGAGGATTGAAAATGAAGGGTTATCGTTTTTGACGATAACCTTACCCAAGTTCGGTAAGGACTTCGAAAGAGCCCTTGACGAACAGCGGGTAGCCTCAACACTCTTTGAAGGATATTCGAAGAGTGGGTATCTCCCGAGATTTCTCTCGGGTTTTACCGGTCTCATTTTCAATTCTGGTGATGGGCGTCTTGTCGATGATCCATCGATTGAAGCCATACGGGCTGTCAGACAGATTTCTAATCTGTTTGGCAAAACGTACCTTCCTTGCAGTGATGCAAGGAGGGAAGCTGCTTTCGATGCTTTCATCGATTGTGAGAATCAACTCAAGGAACGTGACAAGGTCCTAGATTATGGCGAACTTCGTCATCTTCAAAGGATCATGTCGCTTGTGTTTGACAAGGCATTGTCCCAAGTAGATCGCAGGGTCTATGAGGGCGATTTGCTGCCCAAACACGGACCTGGCGCGACAGCAGATAAGCTCCGCGGAAACGCGAAGTATAATCTGAGGTCGTGGACAGTACGCTTGCAAGAGGTCTTCGAGGAATCGGAGTATCTCTTTCCAAGTGTGTCTCATTTTCTTGAGAGTCCACCTACAGAGTTGATCGAACCCGGCGCTGAATTACCCGTTCGGGTGATTACAGTTCCTAAGACGCTCAAGACTCCACGAATTATTGCAATTGAACCTGCTGTTATGCAATACATGCAGCAGGCAATTTTGCAAGAACTCGTGCCGTTGTTGGAGAGGAGTGACTACCTCCACAGCAACTTTATCGGATTCGAACACCAAGAGCCTAATCAGCTCATGGCGAAGGAAGGTTCCCTAAATGGGAATCTAGCGACACTAGATCTTAGTGAAGCTTCCGATAGAGTCTCGAATCAGCTAGTCCGATGCCTATTCGCACCATACGCCTGGTTTTCCAGGGGTCTTGATGCTACTAGGAGTAGGAAAGCTGATGTGCCTGGACGGGGCGTAATTCGCCTCGCCAAGTTCGCATCTATGGGTTCAGCTCTTTGCTTTCCTGTGGAAGCTATGGTTTTTACTGCCATAGTATTCCGTGGGATTGAAAAGGAGCTAAGACGCCCACTTACCAACGAAGACCTTTTGGCCTTCGTCGGAAAGGTGCGAGTCTACGGGGATGACATCATTGTCCCTGTAGATTATGTGTCGTCCGTCGTTTCCACTCTACAAGATTTTGGTCTTGTAGTTAACGA